ACAAACTAAACAAGCTGAACCCCCTACTGAGGTAACTACAGATGGCACAACTGACAAGGAAGAGAGTAATTCTAATTGAGGCTGAGAGCAGCTACGGAACAGATCCAACTCCAGCAGCAACAGATGTTGTTCTTGTAAGAGATCTTTCAATAACGCCACAATCTAGTGATGTTGTTAATAGAGATGTTGTAAGACCTTTTTTGGGTGCATCTGAACAGCTTTTAGCAAACACCAAAGTTGAGTGTACGTTTAGCGTAGAACTCGCTGGATCAGGGACAGCCGGAACTGCGCCTCGGTACGGAAGTGCGCTAAAAGCGTGTGGCTTCTCGGAGACTGTAGCTTCTGGTACAAGTGTTACTTACGAGCCTATCTCAGCTAGTTTTTCTTCTGTAACTATTCACTACAACGTAGATGGCGTAAGGCATATCGTTACAGGTTGTAGAGGTACATTTGCGATTAATGCTGAAGTAGGAGCTATTCCTTCTATAGATTTCACGTTTACTGGAATTTATAATGCTCCAACAGATACAGCATTACCTTCAGTTACCTACGGAAATCAGGCAACACCATTAATATTTAAAAACGGAAATACAAGTAGTTTCCAGTTATTATCCTTTGCTGGTGCGTTGATGAACTTTTCAATGGATGTTGGAAACGAACTTGTTTATAGAGAACTTGTTGGCGGTACGAAAGAAGTTTTATTAACTGACAGAGCAGCTAATGGTTCTGTAACTATAGAAGCACCAGCTTTATCTTCTAAAGATTTCTTTGCTGCTGCTTTAACTGATAGTTCTCTTGGTAATTTAACAGTTACTCATGGTACTACTGCTGGTAATATTGTTAGATTTTCAAGCACAAAAGTTGATATTGGAGATGTTGCTTATGGTGAAGCTGATGGAGTCACTATGTTAGAAATTCCATACACACTTGTTCCAAGTACAGCAAACGATGAAATGAGCTTAGTCTTTACTTAGTAAGTATTGACTACTAAGGTAGAGTAGAAGAGTATATAGCTTAATTTATGGCATTTGTTAGAAGAAAAACTAAGGTTTATCCTTGGCCTGTCGAGATAAAAACTCCTAGTGAAACAAACATTGGTGAGTTTGATACAACAAGTTTTACTGGTAAATTTATACGTTTATCAAGAAAAGAACTTGATACTTTTGAATCCAAGTCAGAGTTTGAAGCACTTAAAAAAGTTTTAGTTGGTTGGGAGGATGTTAATGAAGAAGATGGCACACCTATAGAGTTCTCAGATAAAGTTTTAAAAGAATTTTCAGAAGACATAGATTTTGTGGCTGGTGTTTTAGATGCTTTTAAAAAATTCTATGCTAATGCACAATCGGGAAACTAACTGATGCTGCTTTATATTGGGCTTCGGGTGGCAAACAAGTTATAGATGAAACACAAAAAGACGCTGCTGCGTTTGGTGTGAAAATCGAGGAGCAACCAGAAGAAAAAGAAGACTTTGAGGTCTTTCAAGAAAATTGGGATATTGTGAATATGTTTCTACGTTGTCAGACACAATGGAACACAACCTTTGGAGGTGTAGTAGGATTAAAGTACGAGGTTTTATTACTTGATGGAGGACTGTTTGACCTTTATCATGTAGATAACCGCCAAGAAATGCTCGAGGGTCTACAACTTATGGAAATGGTTGTGATGAAAGAAATGAATAAGGAGAAAAAATAGTGGCTCAAAATGTCAACATAGAGGAAATACGATTAAGAGTTGAGGGCATACAAAAGATTGGTAAGCTGTCTTCTACGTTTACAAAATTAAATAAGAATATTGCATTAACTCCCAAAGAATTAAATAAAGCTATTAAGTCAATAACTTCATACGATAAAAGGGGTCAACGTAGTGTAAATACATTTAATGAACAAATAGCTGCTTTAAAACAATTAAAAAATAATGTTGGAATTGGAAGTGCTGCCTATAAGAGACTTGGCAAAGAAATAGATGACTTATCAGCTAAGTACGATAAGTTGATGGGTAAGCAAAAGAAATCTGGTGGCTTTTTTAAACAATTAGGTGCTGGAGCAAAGGCAGGCGGTGGAACAGCGTTAACTGCATCTCTTGGAAGATTTTTGCCTGCTGGAGCGCAAATAGGAGGTACTGCTGGTTTCCTAAAAACTGGCACAATAGCTGGTGGTGTAGCTGGTGCTGGTATTGGTCTTGGTGTAGATGCTATTGCTGGTCTTGCATCGTTTACCCAAGATGCAGCCGTATATGCGTCAGAGATACAAAAATTAGAGATAGCCTTATTAGGTGTTACTAAAAATAATGAAGATTTTGAAAAATCTTTAGAAATTATCCGTACTACATCTAAGAGACTAAATGTACCAATAGACGTATCCACCAAACAATTTACTCAATTAGCTGCATCTGTTCTTGGTGCTGGTGGAACTATAGAAGATGCTGAGACAGTATTTACTGGAGTTGCAAATTCAATTAAAGCAACTGGTGGTAATGCTGAAGATGTACAATCTGCGATACGAGCCATGTCTCAGATCTTTGGTAAAGGTAAGGTATCTGCGGAAGAACTACAAGGTCAGTTAGGTGAAAGACTAGCTGGTGCTGTTGTCAAGTTCGCAGAGGCAAATGGTAGTAGCTTGGAAAAATTACAAAAAGATTTGAGAGATGGAACTGTTGGATTAGATCAAGTAATTAAGTTTGCTGAAAAATTAAATCTTGATTTCGCCGAGACAGCAGAAGAAATTGCTAATTCTCAAGCTGATGCTGGTCAAAGATTAAAAGTAAGAATGGATGATTTGAAGCTTTTAGTAGGTAAAACAGTATTACCTATTGGTGCTGCATTTCAAGAAACATTTGCAGATATTGTTACTGGATTAACTAATTCTGAGGGTGCTATGAAAGCAGTAAGTATAACTTTAAAAACTTTAGGTGTTTTTGCATTTGCTACAGTGGCTGCTGTTAGATTTTTAGTAAGAACATTTGTTGACTTATCTAAAATTTTATTCCATATAGCTAATTTTGAATTTAAAAAAGCTTTTGAGGTTATCCAAAAAGGTTTAGCAGATACAGCAGAAAACGCTAGAAAAGATTATGAAAAGATGGTAGGTATTATCACAGGAGCAGAAACACCTGATGGTACAACTGATGGCACAACTGATGGCACAGATGACAGTAATCCGTTTAGTTTAGGTGGAGATAAATCACCATTAAAAACATTTGCCCAAAGTGCATTTAAGTTTGCTGAACAAGCAGAACAAGCTGTTGTAGGTGCGTTTAAAGGTATGGAAGATGCAATGGTTAAGTTTGTAATGACAGGAAAATTAAACTTTAGAGATCTTGCAAATTCTATTATTTCTGATTTGACAAGGATGCTTGTTAGATATGCTATTGTTCAACCTCTTTTCAAAACAATATTTCCGGGTATTAAAATTGGCAGTGCAAATGGAAATGTATTTAGTGATGGTAATGTTGTACCAAGTGCTATGGGTAATGTCTTTGCTAAGAATAAAATTGTTCCATATGCCTATGGAGGTATAGTTAATAAGCCGACCATATTCCCAATGGCAAATGGAATGGGACTTATGGGCGAAGCTGGCCCGGAGGCGATTATGCCTCTAAAACGTGGCGCAAACGGAAAACTTGGGGTGCAAAGTTCTGGAGGAGTTGGTAATATTATTGTAAACGTAGACGCTTCTGGTAGTTCTGTACAAGGTGACTCTGGACAAGGAGAACAGTTTGGTAGAGCTTTAGCTGCTGCTATACAATCAGAACTTATATTGCAACAAAGACCGGGAGGTTTATTAAGTTAATGGCTACTTTTCCAGACATTGAGCCTTCTTTTAGCGTAAAAAAAGATCAAGCACCTATAGGTAAAGTAGTACGTTTTGCTGACGGATACGAACATCGTTTAATTTTTGGCATACCAAACCATCAAAACCCAAGAAAATATAATTTAAAATGGGAAAATATTACCGAAGATCAGGCTGATACGATTGATTATTTTTTACAAGAAAGAGCTTTTGACAAGGCAAGTTTTGATTATTCACCACCAAGAGAATCTTTCACAAAAACAGGAACATATGCACAAAGCAGCACAACAATAACTATAACAATTACAAATCATAGACTATTTGCAGGGGACTCTATAGCTATAGATTTTACTTCTGGTTCTTCTGCTGACGGCACATATATAGTTTCATCGGTTACTAATGCAAATGTTTTTGTAGTAACAGCAGCTAGTGGCGCAACTACAAGTGGCAACGTATCAATTACTAAAACTGGTACAAGCAAGTTTGTATGCGATAAATGGACAAAGACTATCAATCTGCCTACTCTTGCAAATATTGATGCAACATTTAGAGAAGTCTTTGAGCCAGCATGAGTACTGATCCTGTTTTTAGTGATATACAAAAACCAAATCCGTCAGCAATTATTGAGTTGTTTACGTTGACATTGGATAATGCTTTACATGGCGCAACTACTGTCTATAGATTTCATGCTGGTACAAACTTAGATACAAACGGAAAAATAGTATGGGCTGGTAATGAGTATTTAAGATTTCCTGTACAAGCCACAGGGTTTGCTTATCAGCGTGGACAATTACCTCGGCCTACTTTAACTGTAAGTAATATGGGTTCTCCTTCTATTTCTGCAATTTTGTTAACTGTAAATCAAACTACTGCTGGCAATGATTTAACAGGTGCAAAAGTTGTAAGAATAAGAACTATGGCAAGATTTTTAGATGCAGCTAATTTTTCTGGAGCAACAAATCCATTTGGTACTCCAGACCCTACAGCAGAGTTTCCTCAAGAAATTTATTATATAGATCGTAAAAAATCAGAAAATAGAGAAGTTGTATCATGGGAACTCGCAGCAGTATTTGACCTAGCTGGAATAAGATCTCCAAAACGTCAATGTACTAGATCTTTATTCCCTTCTATTGGTACGTTTGGTCAATGAATTGGAAAGATGCTGCGTTGGTTCATGCGAAAGACCAAGACCCAAAAGAAGCAGTCGGTCTTTTATTAAATGTAAAAGGTAAGAAAAGATATTATCCTTGTCAAAATTTAGCAATAACAAATCATCAAGAATTTATTTTAAATCCAGAGGATTACGTCAAAGCAGATAATTTAGGTGAAATTATTGCTATTTTTCACAGTCATCCAACTACACCACCAACACCAAGTCAAGCTGATCGCATAAGTTGTGAGCATAGTAATTTACCTTGGTATATTGTTAATCCAAAAACAGAGCAGTGGGCTGAATTAAAACCAGAAGGATATAAACCAGAACTATGTGGAAGACCTTGGGTTTGGGGTATTACTGATTGTTGGTCTTTAGTTCGTGATTGGTATAAACAAGAAAAAGGAATTGAATTGATAGATTACGACAGGAGTATGACTCCACAAGATTTTTTAGAAAATCCATTGTTTGAAGAACTTGCACATGATACAGGATTTAGAGAACTTGCTAACAATGAACCACCAGAAGTAGGAGATGTATTGTTGATGTCTATAATGCACCCAACTTTAAATCATGTAGCTATTTTTCTTGGTGATATGGTTTTACATCATTTAGCCGATAGACTATCTTGTAAAGAGCCATATTCCGAATGGCTACTAAAATGCACTGGAAAGAGGTATCGTTATGCTTCGGAAAGTTAAAATGTATGGAGAACTTGCAGAGTTTGTAGGTTATAAAGAATTAGAAGCTGTGGTAAAAAACCCAGCAGAAGCAATAAGATTTCTTGTTACTAATTTTCCAAAACTAGAAGCATATATGGCAAATAAATATTATCAGGTATTAGTAGGTAAGGAAGATGTAGATAAAGAAGACTTGCACAATCCTATAGGCCAAGATGATATACATATTGTTCCTGTTATTACTGGTGCTGGAGGGGGAGGATTTAGAAATGTTTTATTTGGAGCAGCATTAATAGGAGCTAGTTTTCTATTCCCGGGTGCTGGTATGTTTGGTACAACTGGTTTATTTGGTGCTGGCGCAGCAGGGACAGCAGGGACAGCCTTAACCTTAACAAAAATAGGAACGGCTGTTAGTGCTATAGGTGCTGCTATGGTTTTAAATGGTGTTTCAGAGATGTTATTTCCAATGACAACACCTGACAGTCCAGAAGATGATCCAAGAATATCTTTTAATTTTTCTGGAGTGCAGAATACTAGCCGAGCCGGAACCGCACATCCTATTGTCTATGGAGAAGTGATAACTGGATCTGTTGTGATTTCGGCTGGTATTGATACAAATCAGGTAACAGCATGACAGATAAAATTATCAAAGGTTCTGGTGGCGCACCACCTACTCCTCCTACTCCATATCGTGCGCCTGACACTTTAAATAGCAGACAGTTTGCAACTATATTAGATTTAATATCAGAAGGGGAAATAGAAGGTTTTGCAACAGCCTCAAAAGAAGGAAGAACAAAAGGAACAACTGCATATAATAATGCAGCCTTAAAAGATATATTTTTAGACGAAACACCTATACTTAAATCAACAGCTAATTCAGCTAGTCCAGCAGATGCAGATTTTAATTTTCAGAACGTAGGATTTACTCCTAGATTTGGTACAGCAAATCAAACGTCAATCCCCGGAATAGTAAGCAGCGAAGCAACAACAGCCGTTGGAGTAACAGTTTCTTCATCTGCTGCTGTAACTAGGCAAATAACAAACACAAATGTAGATGCTGTAAAAGTAACTATTACCTTTCCACAATTACAATTAGCTGAAGATAATGGTGATCTAGTTGGATCTTCTGTTTCATTAAAAATACAAGTTCAATATAATGGTGGTGGTTATTCTGATGTAATTTCAGATACTGTTACAGGTAGAACGGCTGATGCTTACCAAAAAGAATACCGAGTAAATATAACAGGTGCATTTCCTGTCGATATAAGAGTTGTAAGAGTTACAGCAGACAGTACAACGTCAAGTCTAATTGATGCTTTTACTTGGACAAGTTTTGGCGAGATTGTTGATGATGCTCAAACCTATCCAAATAGTGCATACACCAGTTTAAGGATGGATTCTGAGCAATTTAGTAATATTCCTAAACGTGCTTTTCGTATTCGTGGTGTAAAAGTAAGAATACCGGGTGCTGGTGCTAGTGGATCTGGAACTCCTAGTGTAGATAGTGCAACTGGCAGAATAGTGTATCCAGCTAACTATATATTTAATGGAACGATGGGCGCAGCAGTATGGTGTAGCTGCCCAAGTATGGTGCTACTGGACTTGCTCACGACTGAAAGGTATGGATTTGGCACACATATAACAGACGCTAATCTTGATCTTTTTAGCTTTGTTGCAGCTAGTAAATATGCAAATGAATTAGTCTCTGATGGTCAAGGTGGTCAAGAGGCTAGATTTAGTTGCAA